TTGATTTATCTAACGGCAAAGGAAGTTGCTGGGATAAAAGGTTGCTCTGAACGATATGTAAAAATGCTCATAAACAATGGAAGTCTTCAGGGTGATGAAACAATAAACCAAAACAACCGCAAAAAATATTTGATACCTTTAAATGAACTATCCCACTCGGAACAGCTTAAATACTACAAATCGCACGCAATAGCAATTCCTGAGAATTTGCTCCCCGAACGCAAGACGGAGCGACCCCACAAGGAATTTGATGAATTTTCGGCGGTACAGCGTGAAGAGATTGCCGAATGGATAAGGATACTTAATGCTTGGGATGAGTATTGTGCAACATCAAAGTTACAGAAAGTACCTGCAACCGAAAAATTTGTACAACTGCAAAAGGTCGCTAATCCCGACCTTAACATATCGAAGGGAATTTTGTACCGGAAAAAAAAGGCTTTAAAAGCCGATGATCTTGCAGGACTGCTTGACAATCGTGGAAGTTGGAAAAAAGGTACATCGTCAATCCCCGAAGAAGTGTGGCAATGCTTTTTAAGTTTTTACCTTGACGAAGCACAACACCCTATCCAAGCGTGCTACGAATACACAGAAATGTGGATTAAAAGAGAAGCTCCACAGCTATTACCACTCCCTGCTTACGCATCATTTTATCGCAAAGTACAAACGGCGATACCTAAACCAGTTGAAATTATGGGACGACAAGGTATGAAAGCGTTCCGTGACCGATGTGCTCCATACATACGCAGAACTTACGAAGGTATGGCATCAAACGAATGGTGGATCGCAGATAACCACACATTTGATGTGCAGACAAAGGGCGAAAACGGCAGTATCCACAGGCTTTATCTTACAGCATTTTTTGATGCTCGTTCGGGTATTTTTACAGGCTGTTATGTGACCGATGCACCGTCATCGCAGGCTACATTGATAGCTCTACGAAAGGGCATAGTTAAGTACGGCATACCCGAAAACATATATGTAGATAACGGTCGAGAGTTTCTGACATTCGATGTCGGCGGACTTGGTCATAGATTGAAAAAGAGTCAAAAGGACAAGTTTGCACCGCCGCCTGTTTTTGAACGGCTGGGCATTAAAATGACAAATGCTATCGTACGAAACGCTAAGGCAAAAATCATTGAAAGACGATTTCGAGATGTTAAAGACCGACTTTCAAGACTGTTTCCGACTTATACAGGCGGTAATGTAGTCGAACGACCGGAAAGACTTAAAAAGGTAATCAAGGACACCGACAACATACCCACGGATTATGAATTCACTCAGGCAGTTGAGGACATTTTAACCTACTATATGAATGAAAAACCATATAGCGGAGCGGTAAGCTCAGACAGCGGTAAAAGCCGAATGCAGGTTTACAGAGAACAACTTAAAGAAAAACGAGTCGCCGCAGAACTTGACCTTAACTTAATGTTAATGAGAAGCACAAGAAGTCAGAAAGTCGGCAGGCGTGGAGTACATCTTACTGTTGCAGGCGAGAAAATTGATTACTACAATGATGACCTTATTTTAAATCATTTTGGAGAATCAGTTTACTGTCGATATGACCCGGAAGATATTTCGGAAGTCAGAATTTATGACCTTGATGATAACTACATAATGACCGCTCCAACAGACAATGAAGCAGTCCTTGCCTACGGAGCATCTAAAGATGCAGTTGCTCAGGCACTCCGTAAGGTTAAGAGCCTTGAAAAACTCACTAAACAGGAACTCAAGGCAAGTCAGATTACAGCATTTGGCAAAGAAACAGCACTCAATCTTGTGCTTACAACAGCAGAAGAAAACAAGTCGAAAGCCGAAGAAATCAATCCGAAAGTTATTTCAGTACACCGTGCCGATGAAACGGCAGAGCAGTTACCTATGGCAGTTGGTCAGTCGAATATCGTAACGATAGATAAGGCAAAAATGATAAGAAATCTTGAACAACGACAGAAGGAGGAATAAATAATGTCAGCCAACCCTGAATTACAGGAGAAATTAAGGAACTTTATTGAAGAATGTGGCTCTCAAACCAAAGCCGCAAAAGCTCTCGGAAAGTCAGCAGCGACTTTGTCAACCTACTTGAACAACCGTTATAACGGTAATTTAAGTGATTTTGAAAAGTTTTTAACAGAGACTTTTGAAACAAAAGCCGCTGCAGAGAATCTCAAATCAGCTCAGGTGCTCAACAGCTACAAGCCTACAAGTATAAGCACGGAAGTTTATGACACGATCCGCTTCTGTCATCTCAAGGGCGGTCTTGCCATAGAGTGTGGTGATGCAGGTATCGGCAAAACAATGGCTTGTAAAAAGTATGCAGAAGATTATCCTGCAACAGCAATTTATGTGTCTGTAAATCCTTGCTTGGTAACTTTGAGTGCCTTTTTAAAACTGCTTTGCAGAACACAGAAAATCACCGCAACAGGTCGCAAAGATGAAATGTGGTTAAGACTTGCAGATAGCTTTGAAGGTGAACGCAAGGTACTCATCATTGATGAGGCACAGCATCTGCCGATTAAAACCATTGAGGCTATCAGAGCTTTTTTTGATAGCAACCCACAGCTTGGCATTTGCCTTGTCGGAAACATTGAAACCGTTACAAATACCGGCAAAAGCAAAGAAGCGTTTGCTCAGATCCGAAACCGTACAAAACTTACCGAAGTAAGGCATACATCAGCAATTAAAAACAGCGACATTGAGCTGTTGTTTCCTGCCGTTAAGTCCGATGAACGAGCAGTAAGTTTTTTACTTGGCATTGCAAGGTCTGAACAGGGTATCAGAGGAGCAAGCAATGTATTTGGTAACGCTGTGGATAACGGAAATATCACCTATGAGGGCTTAATAGCAATGGCAAAAGCTATGCGTATCAAGGTGTTTTAAACAATATTTGGAGGGATTTAAAATGTCGTTAAGAAAAATTGTGTTACTGCTCGCCGCAGGGTTCAGCACGGGAGTAGTAATGACTGCCGCATTCGGTCAAATGGGTGCAAGGAACTTTACTGCAGGCGGAGAGATTTGCTTTATGCCTATGGTGCTACTGCTTGTGTGGGTAGGTTGGATGCTCCGTGACGAAAGCCGAAAGGTAAAAAAGAGTAAAAGGAGGGGCAACAATGACCGCAGAAGAGTGGAAAAAGGTTGACGAAGCACTTACATCTGTATGGAGTCCGTATGTACATCTCAAAATTGACGGATATAAAGTATCTCTGAACCTCACTCAAAAATCACGATTTCAAAATGTTATTGCAGTTTATATCAACGATGAATTTCGTGGCAAGTGGCTTATGGAGGACTGCGAGGAACGCAGGAGATTTTGTTGTTGTAAAAAACAGTCGGTGGTTACCGAAAAGGATTGTAAACTTTACGGAGCTCGTAGCAAGAAAGCTAAGCAGGAGTTTAAAGACAAGTTTAGCTATAATGTGTATTTACCATATTGGACAAACTTTGAGAAAATGAAAAAACATTTTATTGATAACAATGAAAGCATTGAACTTTATTAAATTTTGGAGGGATAAAAATGGAAGATTACACAGTAGTTGTTGAAGGTGAAGTAGTAAAAAAAGCCGGAAAAACCGCAATTGATAGATTTTGCGAAAATGCCAAGGGAAAATTATCCACAAGAAATACAATCATCATGCTTGTTACAAACGATGATGGTTCAAAAGAAATTTTGATAAAAGGTTTGCCTATAAATGTTATAAGTGAGATTGCACAGATTGCGGTTACTCAACTTGATAACATCAAAAGTAAAACCAATGTAAAGACATCTGATGCTTATTATTACGGTTTTCTTAAAACGGTTGAAAAGTTTTATTCCGAGCGGAGATAATCCGCTCACCTTAATGCAACTTCCGATAACGGGAACGGTCACAAGTCCGTGTAAATGCAGAGTGAGGATAGGCAATATTAAGCAATATATATTGAACAGGAGGTCAATTATGAAAACATCAAAGAGAATTTGTAAAAACGGCTCTATTACTCTGCCAAAGCAGATAAGAGGCGAAGCAGGATTGTTTCCGGGCAATGCTGTTGACATTGAAACAAGTACAGACGGCACTGTTACAATTAAACCGTCTGCTCCCTGTTGTCGCTTTTGCGGTACAGTTGAAAATGTAATCATTGCAGATAATGTTATCATCTGCCGCAAATGTGCCGAAAAATTACTTGCAAAGGTGGATAAAACAAATGACTGATTTAAAAAAGCAGATTGATGAGCTTGCAGGCATTAAAGCAGATATGAGCAAGCTCAAGGCACGCAAAGATAAACTCGAAGCAGAGATTATTATGCAATGCTCGGAAGACCTTGAAAACACCAAATATAAGAGTGTCCATTATGCAGGCACAGAATCAGAGCTTACAGCGGTAACTTCGGAATCTCTCAAAATTACATACAACTCATTTTTGCTCTCAATTTTTGGCAAAGCGTACAAAGATGCAGTCACGGAAAAGACAGAATACTCCCTCTCTGCTCCGGCAAAAAGAATGCTCATCGGTTTGTGGAAAGGCAATTTTGTAAGATGCACCGTCAAAGAAGTTATTGAACAGATGAACGGTGTATCTGATGACGAACGCAAACAGCTTGTTAAGAAATGCAAAGGTATCAATTATGATAAAGATGTAAACAATATTTTGAAGTTTACAAACATCTCGGAAGATGATGCCAGAGAGTATGCCTACCTCATTTCAGAGGCGGCTGTGTGGCAGGATTTTAAGAATTTGCTTACCGTCAACGGAATGGACGAAAGTCGTATTGATGATATTCTTATGAAAATTCAAAGCAGTTTTGTTGTTGAGGACAGCACAAAGATATCTTTAAGCTCTTTGGTTTGATGAGGTGTTTTGTATGTTAAAACCTCAGCAAACGCAAAGAATATACGCAATGGCGGCACGGCTCGGGGTATTAGAATCAGGCAACAAAAACGATATGCTGCACACGATTGTTTATCGTCTTACTCAAAAGGAAAGCATACGCAGTCTTGATGAGAATGAGTATAAAACGGTTGTATCTGAGCTTGCCGAGAGGCTTAAATTGCAGAATCTTACAGAGCCGCCGAAACCGTACAAAAAGAAAAAGTACGAGGACAGCGGCAGAGGAAAAATGTCAGACGGTCAACGCAGGAAGGTTTGGCAGTTGATGTATCAGCTCGAAAAATATGATACAGAGCCTACCACAGCAAAGCTCGGTGACAGGCTCTGTGGTATCATCAAAAAGGAGTTGAAAATTGACTGTACATCAAAACAGCCTTTTAGGTGGCTGACATATAATCAGGGTGTAACCTTGATTGAAAAACTTAAAAAGTACATTGACAGTGCTCAAAGGAGGAAGGCTGGTGAAAATCAATCTTGATGATTTGGTAGGTACACAACGGGATATAGCCGAAACAATAGGCATTGAAAGCTATATTGAATTATGTAAAATTTTCGGAGGCGATACTGTCTACATACAAAAGTACAGTGAATTGCAGAAAATTGAGCGTAACGCTGAAATTAAAGCAAAGTACAACGGTTATAACAGTAGTCAGCTTGCAAAAGAATACGATTTGTCCGAGCGGTACATTAGAGTTATTTGCTCAAACGATAGACTTGACGGTCAGTTAAGCATTTTTGACGATATTAAAACATAAGTTATTGAATAAAATATAGGAAATTTATCTTCTACGGTAATATGAACTAATAAGGTATTATTAAGTTACAGACTTAATGATACCTTATTTTTTTTGGAGTAATTTATGATGAACTTTGCGGCAGACACTTGGTGGCTCTTTGGACTTATAATTTCGGGAGCTATAGCTATTATCAGCTTTTTTCTCAAAAGAACAATTAACGAAGCGGATAGACACGATAAAGAAATCAAAGAGATTCAGCTATCGTATGTTACGAAGGATGAGCTGAAAGATGTGAAAACCGATGTCAACAAATCTATCAGCAAGTTGCAAACTGATGTTGAGCAAATCAAGGACACCTGCCTTACAAAAAAGGATTATTACAACTCTATAAACGAGGTTAAGGACGAAATAAAGACACAAAACAAGCTCATTTTGGAGCTTTTAAGAGGAGGTAAAAACAATGACTAACGATGCTGAGGTATATATGCAGAAAATCAAAGCAAGAAACTTCGTGCAGAACAACGGACAGATTTTGAGAACTATTAACATACTTCATGTGAATTATGAAAAACTGTCTGATGTCAAATTTGCAATCAGCAATGTATCAGAACATGACTTCCTGTCATCTGTTAATTACCTCTTTCTGTCGGAGTACATCTTGCTCCGTCATATCAAAACAAAAGAGCCTGCCGACATCGCAGATGTGCCGTATGAAGAACTTGAGGCAAAACTCTCATCAAAGGGCATTAAGCTCCTCGAAGGCTCCGTCACCGATAACTCGGTTGAGGTTTAGCTATGGGCAGAAACAACCGCAGAGCTTGCGGAAAAATCGACAAACTGCCCTCTGACCTCAAAGACACCGTAGATCAGATGCTTGTAAGCGGACAGACATACCGTGAAATTGTGTCATACCTTGCTGATAACGGCGAACAGCTGTCACAGGCGGCAGTCAGCCGTTACGCATCACGCTTTTTGGCGAACGCACAGCAGTTACGAATTGCACAGGAAAATTTCAGAATGATACTCACCGAAACCGAGCGTTATCCTGAAATTGACCCTGCAGAGGCTATTTTGAGAATGGCATCACAAAAGGTTTTTGATGCCATATCAAAACTTGACGAAGGACAATTCGATGAAGTGTCTGCCGAAGACCTTTTAAGACAGGCTACTGCCCTTGCAAGAGCAGTAACATACAAGCGTAAGACCGACACGGATGTTAAGTCAGACAAGCAGATTGCCCTCGAAGCAAATCAGAGCCTGCTTTATGACACTATCAAAAAGAGTAATCCACGGCTCTACAACGAGCTTATGGACGAAATCAACAAGCTCAAAGCAAAGGAGCAAGGACGATGAACATCAAGTGGTATGTTTTGTATGTAAACACAGGACAAGAACATGCTGTTGCGGAACAGCTCCGACATCGTGGTTATGATGCCATTGTGCCGATTGAAAACAAACTGATACGCTCAAAAGGCAAGTGGATAACCCAACCGCATATACTTTTTGACGGCTATGTATTTGTCCGTATGGACTATGAGTGGTCAAAGTATTATGTATTCAAAGGTATTCCACACATTATCAGATTACTCGGCGGCGGTACAAGTCCTATTCCTCTAACTGACAAAGAGTCTGAATTTATTCTAACTTTAAGCGAACTTTTGAAAACTCCCTCGGTGCTTAAATTTACTGACAATAATTACGAAACTGTCAGCGGATTTTTGGCTGAGAATAAAGATAAAATTGTGAAAGTACAGAAACGATACAAGAAAGCAAAAGTCAAAATTACCCTTGCAGGTGAGCCGACTGAGCTTACTGTTTCGTTTACCGAACAAATGCCCGAACAGACAGCGGATTGATTCGTCTCTGCTTGATGTGACACGGCTGACATACAGCAAAGCTACCGATAACCTCAAGTTAGCGGATGGCGGAGCATACCTAAGTTAAAAACAGCGGTTTGTTCGTCCATGGATAATCCCTCCGGTAATTAGTTCATATGGCTGACATTAAAATTAACACCACAAACCGCTGTTTTTTATATACATTAAAATGCTTTTAAACACCTTTTAACGGGTGTTTATTTTTATGCAAAAAAGAAAGAAGGTGCAAAATGAAGAATAAGCTGTCAAAACTTGAACAATTGCTCAAGGATACAAACACAAAGCAGGAATTTAACATTGTTGAAGATTTAAAATCACTTGCACTGTCCTATGGAGTTGTTAAGTCAAGAGAGTTTAGAAAGAAATTAAATGCTCTTATTACGAAATATGAAAGCGACGAACTGACGGCAATTCGGCAGGCACTGATTAAAAAATGTCAGAACGGTGACACACAGGCCATTAAGCTGTATGCAGATTACTTTAAGCCTGAAACAGTAACAACCGTTGATGACGGATTGATTGAGGCACTTGAAGGTGCGGGCAAGGAGGCTTTTAAAGATGAAATTTAAGCCTTTTTCGAGAAAACAGTTAAAAGTCCTCTCTTGGTGGAAGGTTGACGGCATAAAGGATAAATACGATGCAGTTATTGCAGACGGCTCTGTCCGTTCGGGCAAAACTGTCAGCATGAGTATTTCATTCGTCTTTTGGGCAATGGCAACATTTACCGACTGCAACTTTGCCCTTTGCGGTAAAACCGTACGCTCTTGCAGACGAAATGTTATTAAGCCTCTTATCAATATGCTCAAACACCGTTACGATATCAAGGATAAGAGGTCGGAAAATTTGCTGACTATCAGCAAAGACGGCAAATCTAACACCTTTTACATTTTCGGCGGTAAAGACGAAAGCTCGCAGGACTTGATTCAGGGTGTTACGCTTGCAGGTGTCCTTCTTGACGAGGTTGCTTTGATGCCGAGGTCATTTGTTGAGCAGGCTCTTGCCCGTTGCTCTATCGAGGGTGCAAGGTTTTGGTTCAATTGCAACCCCGATAACCCTAACCATTGGTTTTATCGTGAGTGGGTTTTAAAGGCTCCTGAAAAGCACGCTTTGCGACTTAAATTTTTAATGGACGATAACCTATCATTATCCGACAAGGTAAAACAGCGGTATTACAGCCTTTACCAAGGCACATTTTACCGCCGCTTTATCCTTGGTGAGTGGGTCATTGCCGAGGGTCTTGTTTACCAAGATTACAATGACCATATTAAGGATAAGTTGTGGGACGGCAATCCCGATGAGCTTGTAGGCACATGGTACATCTCAATGGACTACGGTACTATTAACCCTTGCTCAATGGGACTTTGGTGTGTAACCGACAAAGAGGCAATCCGTGTGGACGAATACTATTATAACAGCCGAAAAGAGGGCTATCAACGCACCGATGAAGAGCATTATGCAGAGCTTGAAAAGCTCGCAGGTGACCATTACATAGAATATGTAATCATTGACCCGTCTGCCGCATCTTTTAAAGCTACTATCAAAAGACACGGCAAGTTTTATGTCAAGTCTGCTAAGAACGATGTTATCAACGGCATCAGAACTACAAGCCAAATGCTCTCAAACGGCAGAATAAAAATCGGTGTGAAGTGCAAGGCATCTCAGGAAGAGTTTGGCATGTACCGCTGGGACGAAAAAGCCGAAGTTGATAAAGTGGTAAAAGAAAATGACCACGCAATGGACGATATAAGATATTTTGCATATACCATTTTACGCAGGATTTTTAAATATAACGATTAGGAGGTGAGCGATTGAAAAGGCGTGCTAAATATGTGTTTTTAAGTTGGTTAAGGAGTATTGTAAACAAACTTGACCCCGAAAACGCTACGAGCAATTATCAATTTGATAATATGGAAGAGGCTATGGAAGTATGGCTTGAAATATATGCCGATGAGCCGTCTTGGAGCAAAGATTGCCACAACAAGACACTTAACCTCGGTGCAACGATAGCGTCCGAATTTGCACGGTTAATTATGATTGAATTTGAGAGCGAAATAACGGGTTCAGAGCGTGCGGATTATTTACAAGAACAGTATGAAAGATTGCTTGAACAGCTCAGAGTAAGGCTTGAGGCAGGTTGTGCGGTCGGCGGCATAATGTTTAAACCGTATGTTCGTAATGGTGTAATCCTCCCCGATTGCATCACGCAGGACAAGTTTATCCCTCTTAATTACAGCAACGGCATAATAACCGCTGCCGTGTTTTTTAATCAAGAGGTCAAAGGCAAGAACTATTACACAAGAGTTGAAAAGCAGACTTACAGCTACGAAAACAAATCACACACAATCGAAAGTCACTTTTTTGTTTCATCCAGTCCCGACAACATCGGGGCGGAAATAAATCCTGAAAATCTTGACAGCGATATGTGGTCGAGAATTGACCCATACATAGTTATCAATGATGTTGACCGTCCTTTATTTGCTTTTTGGTCTGTACCTTTTGCTAATAACATCGAAAGTGGCAGTCCCTTAGGTGTGTCTGTTTACAGCCGAGCAATTAAGCTGCTTAATGAGGCTGACTTGCAGTGGGACAGATATTTGTGGGAATTTGAAGGCGGCGAGCTTGCAGTTGATGCAGGCGAAGAAGTCCTTCGACAGCGACCGGGCGAAGATACGCTCGGAACACCGTCAACCCGTGATAGATTGTTTCGCAAATTTAACATTGATGCAGACGATAACAAAGATAAGTCTTTTTATGAGGTTTTTAACCCGACTTTGCGTGATGATAACTACTCAAATGGACTAAACGAAATAAAAAGACAGATTGAGTTTAACTGCTCCCTTGCTTACGGCACATTGTCAAACCCACAAAATGTAGATAAGACAGCGGAAGAAATCAAAGCATCAAAACAGCGTAGCTATACAGCTGTGTCTGATATGCAGCACTCGCTTGAGGCTGTACTTGAGGACTACATATATGCGTGCAATGCTATGGCTGATGCCTGTAATCTTGCTCCAAGCGGAGAGTACGAAGTTAGCTTTAATTGGGGCGACGGCGTGCTTGAAGATAAGGACAAGGAGCAGGCAATACAGCTCAATGAGGTCAACAGCGGAATCCGCAAAAAGACCGATTATCTCAAGTGGCGTTACGGTGTTGATGATAAACAGGCGGCAGAAATGTTACCCGAAAGCGGTGTACAAAGTTTTTTTGATGAAGGCGGTGGCTCTTAATGCTCACCCCTGAACAGCTTGCTCATTGTGCCGATGATATCATCAACCTATATTCACAGCTTGAAGAGGAGATTGTCCGTGACATTGCTCGCAGAATTGCAAAAACAGGAACAATGACTGACACGGGCATATGGCAGGCACAGCATATGCAGGAGCTTGGCACTCTGCACTCTGATGTGTTGTCAAGTGTTGCAAAATACAGCGACAGGACAGAATCAGAGTTAAAAAAGCTCTTTGAAGATGCAGGTGTGACCGCTACGGAGTATGACAACGAGATTTACCGACAAAACGGCTTAAATCCAAAGTCACTCAAGGTGTCCGATGTGCAAATGCAATTACTTGAGGCAGGCTACAAAAAGACACAGGGCAATCTTAGCAATCTTACTCTGACCACAGCTGTGTCATCACAAACGAGCTTTATCAACGCTTGCAGTCTTGCTGAGTTAAAAGCATCAAGCGGTGCGTTTACTCCGCAACAGGCAATTGCCGATGCAATTAAACAGGTAGCTCAAGACGGAGCGTATGTAATCTATCCCTCCGGTCATCGTGACCGACTTGATGTTGCTGTACGGCGTAATGTTACAACAGGCATAGGTCAGACCACAGGTCAAATATGCCTATCAAATGCCCAAGAGCTTGGCTGTGACCTTATGGAAATTACCGCTCACGCAGGAGCAAGACCGAGCCATGCCGCTTGGCAGGGACAGATTGTAAGCCTGAGTGGTCAAAGAGGTTACTTGTCATTATCTGATATTGGTTACGGCACAGGTGACGGATTTAAAGGCTGGAACTGCCGACACGATTGGTATCCGTACTTTGAGGGTTCGTCCCGAATGTATTCGGATAAAGGCCTTGAAGAACTGAACGCTAAAAATATTGAATACCCTGACGGCTCAATGCACACGCTGTATGAGGCAGAACAACAGCAAAGAGCTTTTGAACGCAAAATCAGGGCAACAAAAAGAACACTTGCCGCTTGTGATGAGGCTTTGAATAATCTTTCCGATGAACAGCTATTACAAAAGTTAGAAAAAAATTTCAGCCACTATTCAAGCAAGTTGAAACGGCAGGAGTCAGAACTGAATAGCTTTTGTAAAAGAACAGGATTGCTTCCCGACCGTTCTCGTCAACAGGCTTATGGTTTTGGCAGAAGTACTGCTCAAAAAGCTGTTTGGAAAAACAAGAAAGCAGTTGCAAAATCTTCTAAAAAGAGTATAATAAAAAATATAGATATAGATGATTTTGAGGTTGTTACATACGGAAAAAATTTCAATTCTGAGGTAAGTAAAGTTATTGTAAATACTGTGTCTGATTGTGAAGCAGAGGGCGGTTTCATCATTAGTGAAATTGTTGCAAAGAGTTTGCCGAAAACAGATCAAGGAACTCCGGTTTTACAAATCGAAGCATTATCAAATGGATTGCTACAATTAAATTTAAACACGGACATACTCTCTGGAAAAACTCTTGATGAAATTAATCAAATATTTGCAAATTCAAAATTGTCTATAGCAAATACATTGGAAGAAGCTGTATGGCACGAAGGCGGACACGCAAAGACAATTTTTGGAATGAAATCCGAAGATGTTAAAAAGCTGTATGACGAACTTTCAGAAATTCACATAGAAGGTATCAGTATTATTGCTTATGATGATGGTGCGGAAGCACTTGCGGAATTAGAAGTTCTAAGAAAACGTGGTGTTAAAGTATCAAAAGAATGGATGCAATTCTATGAAAAATATATTGGGAGGAAATACTAATGATTTACATTTCAGATTGTTGTGAATGCAAACATCAAAGAGATGAATTGTTAGACGGCTGGAGACCTTGTTGCGATGCTTTTCCTGACGGAATTCCGTTAGACTTTAAATTTGGTAAAGCCAAAGAAATGAAAGAGTGTAATAACAACATAGGTTTTGAAGAAAAATAGTTTTATTTGCCTTGTACCAGCTTTTGTTGCTAAAAGGTAAAGTTACATAGTTGATTTGATTAAAACAGAATTAAACGAATTTAAACGGGTATTAAAGGGGTGTTTGAAACATCCCTTTTACTTTTACCCTTATTTTTACGATTAGAAGGTGTTTTTATGGCTAAATACAGAAAAAAGCCCATTGTGGTAGAGGCAGAACGCACGGATAAAACAGTTGTAATACACGCCCGTGAGGGTGATATGACAGCAAGTCCGGGCGATTACATTATCACCGGCATAAACGGTGATAAATATCCTTGCAAACCCGACACATTTGAAAAAATATACGAACCAGTAGAATAAAACAGGTTATAAGCTCCCGATTTTCGGGGGCTTTTAATATTGCTCAAATATCTGAGCATACACACAATTGCTAATAAATTGAAAGGAGCAAACAAATGGACTTAATGGAAATTTTAAAAGCCCTGTTTGGTGACGAGGCATTAACCTTTGAACAGTTTGCCGAAAAGGTAAACAATGCGGCAGATGTTAAGCTCGGCAACCTTGCAGGCGGTCAGTATGTCGAAAAGGACAAGTATGATGATGTGTCAAAAAAGCTCGAAACTGCAAACGCTAATCTTGAAGGTTATGACCCCGATTGGCAGAACAAGGTTAAGCAGGCACAGCTTGACGGCGACAAAAAGCTCAATGACTACAAGTTTGAGCAGGCGGTTGAATCTGCCATCAATAACGCAGGTGCGGCTGACCTCGTGTCGGTCAAGGCTAACATTGATATGTCAAAGGTATCTCAGACTGAGGACGGCAGTATCACGGGACTTGACGAACAGCTTGCAGAGCTGAAACAGTCAAAACCTTTCCTCTTTAAGTCAGAGGAAGAACCCAAAAAGAAACTTGACCTCGGCGGACCCACAGGCGGAGCAAAAGCAAAGTCCGGTTCAAACCTCAAGTCTGCCGTTGAAGACTATTACAAGAAATAAGGAGGACACAAAATGCCTATTACATTAGCAGAAGCAAGTGTCGGCAGAGCTGACAAAGTTACACAGGAGGTTATTGATACTCTCCGTCGTGGCTCACAGTTTATGGATGAGCTTACTTTTGATGATGCCGTATCACCGGGTGTCGGAGGCTCAACTCTCACCTACGGTTACTTACAGCTCCAGACACCGTCAACAGCGGCAGGCAGAGAAATTAACAGCGAATACACAGCCAATGAGGCGAAGAAAATTAAAAAGACCGTTGACCTTAAAATCTTCGGCGGTGCAAGTGAGGTTGACCGTGTTATTCAGGAAGCAACAACAAACGAAATTGCGTTTCAGCTCGAGCAGAAAACCCTCGCTACTCGTAACCATTTTCAAAATTGCTGTATTAACGGCTCAAAGACTAATAAGTCGGTTGACTTTGACGGTCTTACAACTCTCCTCAAGGGCACAAGCACTGAGTACAATGCAGGATCTGATAAGACGGTAGTTGACCTTTCGACAACTGCAAATCTTACAAGCAATTATCAGACAATGATTGACATGCTTAATGAGTTTATCGGCGGCATTGACGGCAAGCCTACATTTCTTCTCGGCAACAGCAAGCTGATTGCCAAACTCAAGAGCGTAGCTCAGCGTGCAGGCTATCTCACAAAAGCCGAGGATGCTTTCGGTAAAACTGCTCAGGGTTATGACAATATCATTTTTTACGATATGGGTAACTATTACAACGGTTCTGCCACAGTACCGTGTGTGCCGATTTATGAAACAGGTGCATCAAGCTCAAAGGTGACAGGTCTTACCGACCTTTATGCCGTGCAGCTTGGTCTTGACGCTTTTCACGGTGTTTCCCTCAGCGGTTCGTCAATCATCAAAACATATATGCCTGACCTTACTGCCCCCGGTGCGGTTAAAAAGGCTGAGGTTGAAATGGTTGCCGCTGTTGCTCTCAAAAACACAACAAAGTGCGGTGTTTTCCGTAACATTAAGGTATCTTAAAAATGTATGCGGATTATGCTTATTACAAGGATTCTTTCGGCGGTGATTTAACCGCCGAAGAATTCAATCGCTATGCACGCAAGGCGGAACGCTTTTTAAACTATGTTATTATGGGAGAAATTCCCGAAGTGACGGAGCAGGTAAAAAATGCAGTCTGTGCCGCCGCTGAGGCGGTTGCCGAAATCCGTGGAGGTGTGGCAAATATCCCTCAAGGCATTAAGTCCGAATCAACGGACGGTTACAGCGTTACATACAAGGATTACAATGCCGATGAGCTTGCAGAGCGTGAAAAAAGAGCTATGTACAAGGCTATCAAGCAGGAATTAAGCGGCACAGGGTTGCTTTATCAGGGGGTGAGATAATGCTCACAAACAACACACGCATTACCGTGTTTTGCTCTAAAAAGCAGGGTCGTGAAACCTTTTGGTTTGCAACTGTTTTGGACGGAGTTAATTACCACGGTAAGGATCAAATTATTGTTGCTGACAAAAATGTGTCTGCATCTGATGAGTATGTAATCCGTATCCCCGACAGCGTTTTGCAGACTACTCACTATGTTGACCCGTCAACATACAAGTCTTTACCGCTTGATGAAAGTGACAATTGCTACTCCCTAAAAAAGGGAGATTATGTTGTAAAAGGCTTGGTTGACCTTGATGTAATTACTGTTAAGGATATCCTTGACGCAGGCGGTCAGCAGATTACGCAGGTCACCGAAAATCTGTCGGCAAGTGCTTTTTCAAAGCATATTAAATTGGTGGTTAAATGATTATTAAACTGCTTTTTAATACCACAGAAACAATGCTTAAAGACCGTGGTCTTGAGCCGAGTGGCAAGGTTCAAAAAATTGTGGACAGCGAAGTCCTTCGCCGTTCTACTCCATATGTACCTTTTAAAACCGGCAATCTTATCAAGAGCGGTATCCGTGGCACAAAGATAGGTAGTGGTGAGGTAATGTACGATATTGTATATGCACATACCAATTACTACCTAAATGCAGGCAAAGGCAAACAAGGTACAGCAAGCGGTGGTCTAAGGGGCAAGTTTTGGTTTGAGCGAATGAAAGCAGATCATCTTGATGACATCATCAAAACCGCCAAAGAAAAAAGCGGAGGCAAATAATGGACGAATCAATAATTAAATCATTGTTTAGGTGGTTTGCCGATTGCGATGTATTAGAGGTTGATAATGACCTTAATGTTGACTATCTCGGCGAAGACCCCGAACAGTACAGCATTGAGGTTGTGCCGTGCAAAACTGTACTAAAGCAGTACATTGACGGCTCTGCTAAATGCCAGTACCTCTTTATCTTTGCAAGCCGTGAAAATTACAGTCCCGATGAATCAATAAACATAGCAAATTTGGAGTTTTATGAACGGCTCGAAGAGTGGATTGCCGAACAGGACTTAAACGGCAAACTGCCGAAACTGCCCGAAGGTTTAACCCCTTTATCCGTTAAGGTGCTGTCATCGGGGTATGCAATCGACAATGACACAAAATCGGCACGATATCAAATACAGTGCCAACTTAAATATACTAAAATTGGAGGTAAAAAATAATGAGTGAAGTAATCAGACAGAGGCGTATGCAGGCGAATTATCTTGACTGCGGCGGCACAAACAAGTCACCGAATTTTTCGCTCCTCGGTGTAGGTGCAAAAACTCTTGATGAGTCACCTGCGGCTCAGACTAAGAGCCGTAAGTATGTCTGCGACAAATCTGCAACAAAATCAATCAGTGGCTATGATTGGACAACAGCGTTTGAGGTTGACCAGATCAGAGAGCAGGACGCTATCAATTACATCATCAATATCGGTGAGAAACAGCTTGTGGGAGCTGATGCCGAAACAGATTATGCTATCGTTGACCTTGACCAGCCTGTTGAAGGCGGCAGTAACAATACCACATATCATGCACGCAAAATCCGTGTTGCAGTCGAGGTGGCAAGTTTTACAAATGATGACGGCGAAATGGGCTGCAGTGGCAATTTCCTTGCAAAAGGAGATCCTGTTGAGGGTACTTTTGACACAGCGACAAAAACATTTACAGCAACTACGGAGGTAGCATAAATATGGTTATTAACAGTGTAAATTTACCTGACATTGATGTTGCCGATGCACTCGTTATGGAGCGTTACGAGCACGCTCACGATAATGTGGCAAAGGCAATGAATGATTTACAGCCCGAGGGCAAACGCCAGTCAGAGCTTATCCGTGCTCAGTGTACGGCTGTTTTTAACTTTTTTGATGAGGTTTTTGGTGACGGTACAGCTAAAAAGGTTTTCGGCGAAACCGTAAACCTTACAACCTGTATCAATGCCTACGAGGATGTCATCAAGGCTGTTAATGCTTTCGGCTCAAAGCTCAGTAGTATGTATAAAGGCAAAGCAAATGCGATTAACAATCACAGAGGCAAAAAGCATAAGCAGTACAATCATTACAAAAAGACACTTAAACCGGCGACAAAGTAATGAATCTGCTTTGTGACAAAACACCCGATACAATAACCGTGTCGGGTGTAGATTATAAAATCAACACCAACTTTAGAGTGTGGATTAAATTCGAGCTTATACTTACTAATCAAATTGATGATACACTATCGGCTGAAATACTCGCAGAAATTCAGAAGCTTGTATTCAGAACACCTTGCCCGATGAACGAAGAAACAGTCGAGGCTATTTTAAACTTTTATCGCTGTGGAAAACCACCCGAAAAGCATTCAGGCGGTGGCAATGATAAAGCTGTATTTGATTACGATTTTGATGACGGCTATATCTATGCGGCATTTTTAGAGCAGTACGGCATTGACCTCAACGATGCAAATTTGCATTGGTGGAAATTCAGAGCATTGTTTATGTCATTGCGTGCCGATTGTATGTTTACAAAAATTTTAGGTTATCGCAGTATGCCGATTACCCCTAAAATGTCAACGGCAGACCGCAATTTTTATCAGCGAATGAAAAAACTCTATGCCCTGCCTCTGCCGCAGTCGGTGCAGGAAAAGTATAATGCGATTGAAGAGGCTTTGTTATCAGGAAAATCAGTTGACGAACTTATATAGATTTTGTATAATGTGTATATAAAATTTATTGAGGTGGTACAACTGTGAAAAAGATTTTATCCTTTATAACTATTGCATTGTTAGCATTAACTTGCACAGCCTGTGGAGCTAAAAACGACCCGTCAGGAATCAGCAAAGATGAGTTTGACCAAATAAATATGGGAATGACCATATTTAAAGTTGAAGAAATTGTTGGCGGAAAAGGTACTAAGATATCAGAATCAAAAGACGAAACTGATGATTATTATATAAATACATATGTATATAAATTTGAAGGCGAAACCAGCGGTTACGCTGAGTTTGAATTCACTTCTAAAGTACCGAAAAATGAATTAGATTTAAGTGTTAAAACAAAATTAACAAGTAAAAATCAATATGATTTATCGTAGGTGATAAATTGAAAAACAAACAAAAAATTAAATGCCCTTTTTGCGGTTACGAAATGCCCATATACTTTGACAAATCGTCAAGGTGTAGGGGCATTTTTACATACTGTAAAGGGCGTAATTGTAAAAAGAAATTTGAAATCGTTTTAAGCGATAAAAAATAATCAGGTCAAGTAGAGCCATTGGATGCCGATGACCTCACAGTAAAGGATGTGGGATATTGGCGTATGACGGTTCAATTAAAATTGACACCAAAATTGATACCGGTGGTTTTAAAACGGGCATTGATAAATTAAAAGGACTTGCCAAAACAGGTGTGTCTGCAATAACAACAACTCTTGCCGGCATTGCTACAACCCTCGGAGCAGGAGCAACAGCAGCGGCAACAGTCGGCTCGTCTTTTGAGGCGGCAATGTCTAAGGTTTCGGCTATCAGCGGTGCAAGCGGTAAAGACTTGCAGAGCCTTACTGATAAGGCTAAAGAGATGGGTGCTAAGACAAAGTTCTCAGCCTCCGAATCTGCTGAGGCTTTACAATATATGGCTATGGCAGGCTGGAACACAACATCAATGCTCAATGGTATTGACGGTATTATGTCACTTGCCGCCGCAGACGGTCTTGATCTTGCAACAACCTCTGATATCGTCACCGATGCAATTACTGCATTTGGCTTAAAAGCATCCGACAGCACCCATTTTGCCGATGTCCTTGCTAAAGCATCAAGTTCTGCAAATACTAATGTGTCAATGCTTGGTGAGAGTTTTAAATATGTAGCCCCTCTTGCGGGTGCGATGCACTATAGTGTTGAGGATGTGTCCGTTGCACTCGGACTTATGGCTAATGCGAGTGTTAAGGGCAGTATGGCAGGTACAAGCTTAAAAACTGCTCTGTCAAACCTTGCGTCACCTACCGATGCAATGGCAGAGGTCATGAAAAAATATAAAATAAGTATGACCGATGCAAATGGCGAAGCATTACCTTTAATTGATGTTATCAAAGAACTTAGAACAAAGTTTAGCGGTTTATCCGAAACAGAACAAACAGCCGCCGCAAGTACTCTCTTCGGTAAAGAGGCTATGTCGGGTATGCTTGCTATCATCAATGCGAGTGATAAGGATTTTAATACACTTGTTAAAAACATTGATAATGCAGACGGCTCAGCTCAAAAAATGGCTGATACGATGCAGAACAATCTGCAGGGACAGATTACGATTCTCAAATCAGGGCTTGAAGGCTTGGGCATCGAAATCTACGAGAGTATGTCCGAGCCGCTTACTGATGCCGCAAAAGAGTCTCAGAACTATGTAAGCAGACTTACCGAGGCATTTACCGAAGGCGGATTATCAGAGATGATTGAAGAGGCAGGCTCTATTTTCGGTGAGCTTGCAACAAAAGCAGTTGAAGCCGCTCCGAAGATGATTGATGCCGCTATGTCCTTTTTACAGGCGTTTGTCAACGGTATTGCAAACAACTCCGATAAACTCGTTAAGGCGGCTATAAACATTGTTAAAACATTAGTTAAAGGCATAAGTGACCGTGCTCCCGATTTGCTTTCGGCGGCGAAAAGTATTGTAAATGCCTTAACAAAAAACTTAGTTAAGCTCCTGCCAAAAGAACTGCAAACCCCCGTTAAAGAGGCAATTAACACTATCAAAAAATCCTTTGAAAATGGCGGTCTTAAAAAAGCTATCAATACAGTTAAAACCATATTGATTAACCTCGGCAAAACTATTACTAACATTGCAAAAGTGGTTATACCACCGCTTGCAAAAGCTATTGACTTGATTGCCGACAACCTCAATATACTCTTGCCTATTGTTACTACAGCAATCACGGCGTGGAAAGCTTGGAAAATCATCTCGTCTATCACAGCTCTCGTTAAATCACATGCCGCATCTGTAACAGCGGAGAGCCTTGCCGAAGCTGCATCACTTGGCACTATAACGCTTAAACAAATAGCAGTCGGTGCATTAACAGGTGAAATCACGCTCGCAACAGCTGCACAATATGCGTGGAATATGGCAATGTCACTCAATCCGGCTGTGCTTATCTTGACGGGAATAACAGCACTGACAGCCGGTATTGTTGCATTTTCTGCCGCCAACGGTGATGCAACTCAATCAACGGACGATCTTGCAAGTGCGGAGGCTAATTTACAGTCGGCAAATGATAACCTTGGTTCGTCATATGAGGATATTGGTTCAAAATTCGGCGATTTTATGAACGATATTAAAAACTCGGGCAGTATCTTTGATAACTTCAATGAAAGCATCCTTATTTCCGATGATGAAAAACAAAAGTTGTCCGAAAATATGGACAATGTTCAATCCGAAATTACAGAGATTTGTAAAACTGCCTCGGAAAATCGAAAAGAATTAACCGGCGGTGAAATTCAAAGACTTGAAGACCTTTTCGCCAAAATGCACGAACTTGCGGATCAAGAACTTGCGATTGAAGAAGCAAAGCAAGGGGTTGTTACAACTCAGGCTAAGGCTCTCAACGAGGCGTCTGATTTGTCGCTTGAAGAATATACGCAAAGAGCACAAAAACTCACCAACTCTGCCGAAGAAACTCGTACAGCGGTAATTGATAAAGCATACGAGCAATATACAGAAGAAGTAGCTCTGCTTGATTTGAGGTTGAAAACAGATAGTGATTACTCACAAAAGGAACATGATGCTGATGTTAAAGCCGCAGAAGCGAGCTATCAGCAAGCCGTTAGTGCAGCCAATAAGGAGGCTGGGGATACTCTTAAAATTATTAAAGACGGTTATTATAATCGTGCAGAAGCGTTGAAGAGTACAACTGAAGATTTAAAAGGATTAAATCAAGATGAAAGCGATGCCGAGCAAACACATAAACAAAAACTTATTGATATAGCAAGTAATTATAATACCGAGATTTATAAAATAGAAAGAAAAAATTTAACTGATACTCAAAAGGGTATTGCGGAAGGTCAAGCACTTGTAGCTAAGAAAAAAGCCGAAGAAGAAGAAAATGCAAGGTACAGCAAAGAACTCGGTGAAATAAGAAACAAACAAGGCAAGGCTTTATCTGATGAAAAATACCAAGATCAGTTGGTTGCATTTCTATCTTTAATGGGTTTGTATGAACAATATACCGGAGAAACAGATACAAAAGCTAAAGGAATAAATTCTGCATTTTTAGGAGCGTTTGATAACCTTGATGAAGACACTAAACAAAGCTTTATAGATGCTATGGAAGGAGCGGAAACTGGTTTATCAGAAAAACAGGATTCGCTTTATTCTAAGGCCTCAGAAATTTCAGGCAGTGTTATCAATATTTTCAGGAAAATGTTTGATGAACACTCCCCCTCAAAAGTGTTTAAAAAGATTTTCGGCTACACACTCGAAGGCGGTGAAAACGGACTTGATGCCGAAGCTCCGAATCTATATAAGCAGGCTGACACGGTGGCATCCACATTTACCGAGCGTATGCAGGCAGGTGTTTCAGCTGACGGTTTAGTCAGCAAGATGAGGGCGGCTGTGTCTGCAGGACAGTCAATGCTTAGATCCAAATTTACCGCTGATGTCAACCACAATGTCGAGCTGATGAGCGATGATAACGAGCGTAAGTATAAACTTAAAGGCGATATACACACCTCAATCAACATTGACGGCAGAGAAACAGCGGTTGCCCTTACTCCGTATGTTTCCGAAGAACTTGCATGGGAGGATAGATAATGCTTAATGAAATGACAATTAACGGTGTTGATGTTTCTGCATACAATGCTCGCTTACAAAGTTATTCGGTTAGTGGTACAACCGTTACAAATAACCTTTCTGCCTCTCGCAGTATTTTGACTGCACCAACCTTGTTTTCGGCTGTCCCCGGCACAAGGACTTTGTCTTTGACCTTGACTTTTTACCCTCACTATTTTGGTGACAATGCAAAAGGCTTGACGGTATCAGACCGCCTTGCAATAGCAACCGAAAATATAACCGCATTTGAGGGCTTGCTTGTTGGCAAAGTAGTTGAAATTTCTCTCCCTGACGGATTTATTTATACGGCAATTGTCAACAGCATTGCCGCCGCAACTTTTGATAGCAGTGGTGAGCATGATGTTACATATACATTTAATGCTGTTCGTCACGCAAAGCCTATCAGTGAGATTATAAAAGCAAACAGCTATATGATTTGCAAGTCAAACACGGCTACACTACCCATAATTACAGCTGTGTATGCTAATACAAAATCTGAGGTAATTTTGCAGGGTGTTACTATCAAAAATATAACAGTCGGCACAAAAATTGTTATTGACAGCGTGTCAGGCAAGATTACAGCAAATGGCAAAAATAAGTTTGGCGACAGTGATTTGATTGATTTCCCTGTTCTGCAACCGGGCAAAAATCAGATAACATCGTCTGCATCTGATGTCAGCATAACGGTGTCTTACACGCCAATTTACATTTAGTTTAGGAGGTGTTTAAGATGTTTTTAAAGGTATTTTACGGTGATGATATTAAGGTGTATCGTGACATTGATAATACCTTTTTTCGTACTCGTTCAGAGGACGGTTTGATGACTTTGCAGTTTGATATCTCACCTGACCACGAATTATATAGGTATTTTGTTTTGTATGGTACGGTCGAATATGACGGACAGCGTTATCTTATCAACGGCATTAACGAGCGTAAAACAGTAAGCACGATAACCTGTGAGCTTGACCTCACGGGACTTAATTATAATGTTTACCCCACTTATAACAAAAGCACCGTAAGCTTTGCAAGCGTATGCTCGGAGATTTTAAAAGGCACAGGTTGGACTGTTGTTGATGCCGACCTCGTAGCCGCTCGCCGCACCCTTGAGCTGACTGATGTAACCACGCTTGACATCCTCGATTATTGCCAAAACTCGACGGCGTATAACACTCGCTATCGTTTTGACACAATTAACAAGGTTATTTACTGCATCAAGCCGTACAACAACACCGAGCCGACAGGCACTTACTTTACCGATGAGCTTAATTTGAGCGATATGACTTACAAAGGCAGTACCACAAGTTTGGTTACAAGACTTTATCCATACGGTAAAGATAATTTAAGTATAGCCAGCCTAAACAATGGCAAAAATTACATTGAAAATCATAGCTATACCGACAAGGTCATATCAGCTATATGGCGTGATGAGCGTTACACAAACAAGCAAACTTTGCTTGACGATGCCAACGCAAAACTTGCCGTGCTTGCTGTACCTGAGCAATCATATACAGCTAAGGTGATTGACCTTGCAAAAACGTTGCCTGACACATACGGTGATGTGCTTGCCTTTGATTTATATGATGTGGTTACTCTGATTGACCGTAAACGCAAGACAAGGATTAACTACCGCATTGTAGAGATTAAAGAATACCCCGCCGATGCAACACTTAACACGGTTACTTTATCAACCGTGCCAGCCAAGATAACAGGGAAGTTGCAGACCTTGCAAAACAAGGTTACCGCTCTTGACGCACAAACTTTGCACGACCATAACAAGGTAAATGAGATTAAACAGGACTTAGACACAACCGTTCTTCATGTGTCCGATTCGTGGGCAAGTTCGCTCAACAGCTCGGTGATTACACAAACCGCCGAGGGATTATTTTTTGAAGTCAACAAGGTTGTCGGTTCGGACAGGTGGGGTACTCTTCTCCAACAATCTGCCGATGACATCAAAATTGCTTGGAACAAAATTTCAAATTACATAAAATTTGAAAATTCACAGCTAAATGTGTACAATTCCCAGAACACAAAGCTGATGAGCTTGTCATCAACAGGACATGATATTTTTGATAATAACGGCAAAAAGCTAATGTCGTTAAATTCGGTAGGTCAAAATTTTTACTACAAAGGCACTAAGGTAGGTTACATAGGTACCGGTTGTTATGCTTCTGATACTTCAAAGCGTGACCTTTCGTTTAACCTTGAAAACGGTTCGGCATTTATGGATTGGTGTTATCGTATGAAATCAACTGATTCTTCATACACTCTTATTTTTACATATGCCGCTCAAAAAATCGGTTCGCTTGAAGCCAATCAGTTACACACAGGTTGTGACCTTAACTTGCGGAATCATTATTTACACAACGCTATTTTGAATGATTGGGGCTTTAAAGGCGGCTCTATTACAGACACTTTTTCGGGTTATTATGTAACATCATTTAACAGCAATGGTACAGCAGCAACTTGGAAAGAGTTTAAAATGACCTTCAAAAATGGCATTCTTCAATCGTTAACTGCTTAGGAGGTAATTAAAATGGATTACATAATCAATACAAAGGAAATTGCCGAAACGGATAAATCAAGACCGGCAGAACGGTCTGAAGAAATTCACTCAAAGGAGGATAAAAATGCAGACGAAACTTAGTCCATTAGCATTACAATCAGCTCGTTCAGAACTTATTGCCGCTGTTAATGCAATTGTAAGTAAATACGGCTTTCCAGCCAGTCTTATTGACGGCATAATGTCATCAGTGCTTGTAGATATCAAATCGCAAGTAATTGCTGAACTCGCAAACGAGGTTACAACTGTAACAGCGGAAAAGGAGCGTACCGATGAATGATTATGTTGCTAAAATTACGCTTGATTTAAATTGTCAGGCAACTCCCGTAGTAATCTCAGCAGGGCAATATGACATTGGCAGAAAGATATTAATAACTCTTACTGCTGACGGCGAGGCTTACGATGCAACTGGTGCAAAAGCTGTATGCAAGGGAAAAAACAATAATAACTATTTTGCTGTAAATGCTACAGTAGCAAAAAATATTGTTACTGTAACTACAGATAAGGCTATGCTTTCATCCGCCGGCAGAACGGTTGCTAAAATTGTGCTTACAGACGGTACTCGTACCTACTCTACACAGCCGTTTGTAATAAACACTCACAGCGATTATGACGGTGATATTACTACCTCTGACTATTATCCCGAATTATTAGACATATTGTCCCGTGTCATTGCTCTGACCGAGAGTGGAGCTGTGCTTACCGATACTACACTGGATGCTAAGAGCGTTAATCCTGTACAGAACAAAGTTCTTACAGCTATTATAAATAACAAGGCAAATAAGGCAACAACGCTTGCAGGCTACGGAATTACGGACGCATATACACGAGAAAAAACAAATGAGAAACTTGCCCAAAAGCTCAATTCAATGCCGTTTGACAGTGAACCCAAAAATAATAGCCCGTGCTATCTCACAAGTGGAGCAGTTTACAACGCTCTGCTTGTGAAAGCAGATAAAACCGCCTTGGCAACTAAATACGATTCGTCAAATATCGAACTTGGTACAGCTACTCTTACTCCGTACTCTACTCAGATTGATAAAATAAAATCTGCAACTTGCCTTTATGAAAAAATTGGCGATATCGTTATTGTCAATGTCACCGTCATTATGAACGCAACATCTTTAGGCGGAACATCTTCAATATCTTTGCTCAATATGCCTTTCTCAAACAAATCGGATGTGATTGTTCATGATATCGGCATAAGCAAAAACGGCGGAATGTTCAGAGGAAGTGCAAGTAAATCAGCTTGGCTGCAGTTTACTCCGCTCAATAAACAGGCTTATAATTTCGTCGCTGATGAGCAGGTAAACTTTTCTTTGATTTACAAAAT